CCTGGCCATTGGCTCCGGCCTGACTGCTGCGCGCGTCATTCAGCGCGGCCGTCGCGTCGGCGACAGAGATCGATGCCTTGTTGTGGCCGACGCCGCCATAGTGGCTAACGCCGGTGTCGGGATCGGCGACCGACGCCCATTCCTTGGACATACCAAGCAGCGCGCCGTGAAGGTCGTTGCTTTGCCCGCCGATGTAGTCGCCGATCTCGTGGCGTTTTGACCCGACAAGGTATTGCTCGAAGATGCGATCCTGCATCGATGCGCTGAATTTCTCCTTGCCCGTCAGACCGAGCGCCGAGACGGCGGAGGTGAGCGTCGGCCCGATGATCTGGTAGCGGCCGGCGGCGTTGTATTTGTGCGCCGCCTGATCGGCCATCACCTCGGCGACGGTCTTGTTCTGCAGGTTTTCCATGCCGGCGGCATAGTTGCCCATCGCGCCACGGTTGACCGCACTGTAGCCGGCCGCGCCCGCCTCGCCCTTCGCCAGCAGCTTGCCGAGGCGAGAATTCGCCAGGCTACCGAGCAAGTCCGACTGGAGCCGCGCCATCGGCGTCGCCGCAGTTGGGGAAGAACCGCCGCCGAATGGATGGCGAATGAACTGTTCCATGGTGCCGCCTTGGCCGAAGAAACCAGGCCCCTTGCTTGGCTGATTGAGCAGGGGGTTGGTCGGCGTGTCGCCACTCAGGAGGAGCGGTGACGCGAGCGTTGCTGCTGCAGGCAAAGCGCCGAGCCCGAGCAACCTCAGCACCCAGGCAGCGGGTTTGATCAGGCCGATCGCGCTAACAGCGATGCCGATCTTCGTGATGCTGTCGGCGAGACGCTCATTGTGCTCGATCCAATCCGAGATTTTGCCCGTCACCGACGTTGTCGTGCCTGACCAGCTATTGATGATGCGATTGCCAATCCCCTCGAAATTCTCCGCCAGCCGCGTGAATGCGGTCCGCATCTTGACGGCGTTGGCTGCCATCTCGGCGGTCATGACGCCGCCGGTCTGCTGCGCCTGCTTGGTGAACTGTTGCAGGCCCTCGCGCCCGTCCTTCAACAGCGGCAGGAGATCGGTCGGGATTTCGAGCTGGTGCAGCAAACTCTCTTGCGCATGCGGCGTCGGCAAACTCTTCACGGCGGCGGCAACGTCGCCCAGCGCGTCCGCGGCGCTGCGCGCACTGCCGTCCGCGTTCTTGAACCCGATGTGGAACTGATTCAGCGTGGCGATCATCTGCGGGTCTTTTGCCCAGGCCGCTTTGTTCAGACTTTCGTTGAGCCCCTGTAGGCCGGCGTCCATCGCCTCGGCGGAACTGCCAGCCAGGCGGGCGGCGAGCTCAAAAGCGCTGACTTTTTCCACCGGCGCATTGAGCTGATAGGCGGTCTTGCTGATCTGGGTGCCTGCGTCGGCCCATTGTTTGGCCAGCGCCGCCATACCGGCGACGCTGGCCGCCGACGTGATGCTCGCCATCGGCGAGACCATCTGTTCGATCGCTCGGGCCGCGCCCAGCGAGTTGTTGCCAAGGGTCGTCATACCCTCGGCAAGCTTGTTGATCCCGGTCACCTCGCCGAATTTGGCGAGGCTCTTGTTGAACTTCTCCGCCGGCGCCGTCATCGCGGCGATGCGCTTGTTGATCGCGTCGAGCTTGGCGGTTGCGGCGTCCTGGACGCCGATGGAGATGGAGAAGCCTTTACTGCCCGACACGCTCGCGCCTCATGACTTCCCCCATCAGGTCACGCCAGCGAAGCAGGGCCGGCAACGGCAGCTCCAACGCCCAGCGAACCCCGTCGCCGTAGAAGCGGCCGACGCGCGCCGCCAGGATCTCTAACTCGCCGGTGCGGCCGAGTGCGATCAGATAGCCGGCGGTTGAGCCGCGACGCCATTGGCTGCCTCCGCCCCATCTTTGAGCGCGCCGGCCAGGCGGGCGGCCCGCCACGCTACCAAAGGGTCAGGCGCGGGTGTCTCCCCGAAGGCGTCCATGTAATCGCCCATCTGCATCACGAGATAGGCCGGCAGGGTTTTCAGCGCGTCATACGGCACGTGCTCAGCCGATACCGCCTCGATCAGCCGTAGGGTCACGTCCAGGCCCGCCGCACCCGGGATCGCGGTGGCCTTCAGGATGTCGGCGCCGGTCGGCGCGCGGAGTGTGGCCGTCGCGTAGGACATCCCGTTATGCGCGATCGGCGCAGGTAGCGTCCACGTCACCGGCTCCGGGATGGGTATCCAGTCGGTCATTACGGGCCGCCGATTTCTTGGACCGATCCGGCAACTCCCTCGAACTTGAAGTCGAAGTCGGCGTCCGCGCCGGATACGCCGGGACGACCCGTGTACCAGAGATTGTGCCCGACTATCTGCTTGCCGTTCGCCAAGGAGACGACAACCGTGGCGTTGTTCAAGTTGGTAAACCCGGTGACGCTGACCGCCGCCGAATCACGGAACTTGCCAGAGATGAACGGCGCTACGGGCTTTTGCGAATAACCGTCGACGCCGGACAGGCTGATCATCGTTTCGTTCTCGGTGATCGCCGGATCCCAGGTGAATTCAATCACCGGGAAGGCGCTGCCGTTCACGGTGAAAGCCGTAATGCCCGCGAGACGCCGACTGGTCGGCGTCGTGGGCGCAAGAGTGCCTGACATATTTCAGTCCTACGTGCTTTGGATAAATTGAGCCAGGATAGCAATGTTGACGACCTGGTCGGTGAAATCGAGCGGCAGATACAGCAAGACCTGCCCTTTGGTGCCGACCGTCGCAGTGGCGTTCCGCGCGAACGTCTGCGGGTTCTGCACAATGAAGATCGAGGATAGGTAGGCATAGATCCCGAACACCGCGCCCAGGATCGCGTTGGGCGTTGTCGCCGGCGAGCCAGGCCCGATCGGCGTGCCGTTGCTCACCAGGATCTTGCCCGCCGATATGAACTGGCTGGTGAGCTGGGCGGCGATGTAACGCGCGGCGTACATCGCCTGGAACAGCAGGTTGGTTTCCAGATACGAGTTGTCTGGCTGGCCCGACGGGTTCTGCTGATAGGTCGTGATGGTGCGGTCAATGCGGCAGATGCCAGCAGCATCGACCGTGAACGTGCTGATCCCGTCGAACAGCAAGGTATTGCGCTCACCTGGCGTGTCACGCAGCGCCAGCGGTGGCGCCAGAAGCCCGAGTGCCTGCGTGGAAAGGCCCTGCGCCGGATTGACCCGGATGCGGATGACATGCGCCGCGCACCAGTCGGCCGCCTCGAGCCAAGCCGGGGTTGGCGAGCCGTAATAGCCGAGGATCGAGGCATGCTGATCGTTGCGCGTGATCCCGAAGGTGGTTCGGGCGGAATAAGTGCCGTTGTAGGCCGCGAAGACATGCCCGTATTGCATCTCCTCCGCCGACCAGCGGCCCGAGGCATCCGAGAGAAACGTCTGTAGCGCGTTGAGGCTGGTCGGATCGGTGTAGGGCAGTGCGATGAAGTCGAACAGTTGCGTCCCGATGTTGGCGAGCAAGGTCGTCAGCGTCGGGTTGGTCGCGCCGCCCGAGAGCGGCGTGATAGCGACGCCCACACCAGCGGGGGTCACCTCGCCGTTCTGGACCCCGATATAATTCAGCCGGACGTCAAGGTCATTCAGCGCCAGGCCCTTGTGCAGCGCGGTGAGGGTGAGGGTGCCGGTCGCGGCCGCCGCGGTGCAGGCAATCCCGACCGAGGCTGTGATAGCGGCTGCGACGTTGCCCGCGATGACCGTAGCGGTGTCACCGGCGGACACGACCACCGGCACGGAGACACCCATCACATAGAGGGCAAGCGTGCCCGCGGCCGTCGCCGGTCCGGTGAAGACGACACTGCCGGTCGCTGAGGTCCCGCCCGAAGCGTCGGACACCGGGCCAAGCCACACTTCGCCGAACGGGTCCATCAGGCGATAGGTGGCATACATCAGCGCAAGCATCGAATTCGTGCCGCACAGTCCGTTGACCTGCGCCTGACTATAGCCCTGCACCGGAGTATTCGGTACGGCAGTGCCGCCGGCGAGGATCTGACCGATCAGCAACGCCCGCTGATTCTGCGTTGCGGTATTGGCCTGGCTGTTGTCGAACTCGATATTGACGCCGGACGGACGCCACAGTTGCGACGGGAAGTATTTGAACGCCAGAGTGCCGCTCATGGGTTACGTCCCTCCTGCCCTTCCAACTCGCGCGCCTCGGCCGAAACAACATCGCCGTCGCGCAGGCGGCGGTGCCAGAAATTGGTCTCGCCGACCTCGGCACCCGCCGTCGGCAGCAGGGCTCGGTTCGGCCCGCGCACAATAAGGGAAAGGCTCGGGTCCGCCTTCTGGGGACCTGGTTTGACGAACATTCTCTTACCCCACGTTACTGTCGAAGATGATCGGAATGGCGACGTCGACCGGAGCGTCCGGATTGACCGTGCTCTTGACGTCGACGAGCGGATCACCGGAAATCTGGAAGCCGTCGGCGTCGGAGATCTGCGCGTCGAAGCTGAACCGGAACATCCAGAACAGTCGTGCCCGGTCGAACGTCACCAGCTCGCCCCCGGCATAGTAGAGTCCACGCGCGCTGCGCGTCGGATCGATCAGCCAGTTCAGCAATGCACCGAACAGGCTATATTTCATCGCCTCGACCTGGCTCACCGCGGTCTGCCCGCGCCGGTCGGCGGTGGCATCGAATTCGGCGATCACGCCGATTGTCTCGGTAACCGTCTGTTGGTTTCCGTCGAGCAGGGTATTGTCGGACGCCGCATCTTCGAGTGGGATCACCACGGCGACGGGATAGACGAACTTTCCGGTGGTCGGATCGGTGATCTGCACCACGGTCTCGACCCCGGTATCGAAATCAGCAGCCCCGCCGACCCGGCCGCCGAGGACTGCGCAATAGGTTCGCAACTGGGTTATGACAGCGGTCAGGTCCATCAGCTCACCGGCTTGCCTTTCTGGAACGCCAGGCCGGACATGACCGCCTCACGCACCCGATCAGCCAGGCCGCCTTTGACGACCTGGTCGAGCGCTGGCACCAGAAATGGATGCGCCAACAGGACGCGGGTTTTCGAGATCGCCGAACGTTTCATGCGGTTTTGACTGCGCAGCAGCTTGCCGCGCCAGTTTCTCTCGCCGGCCAGCAGGATGTTCGCGCGGTTGTGGGTGTTACCGCCGCCGCCCTTTGCGCCCTTTTCCAGAAACAGCGCATAGAACGCCGTGTCGCGGATCGAGACGCCCTCGCCACTTTTCCATGGCCTGACCTTGATGGACTTTGCCAGCGTGCCGGAGCGGCTGACCGGCGGCTGGCCGGCGACCGATTTACGCTTGGCGGTCCGCTTCTTCGTGGCACCGCCCTGGCGGATCATCGCTCTCGCTCTCGCTGAGACTTCAGCGCCTGCGGCACGCAGGACCTTGCGAAGCTGGGCCTTGCCCGCGACGATCGAGTAGCCGGGCGGGATGGAGATGGTTATCAGGGGCATCACTGCTGTTCCTCAAGTTCAACATCTAACTGGATGAACCTTTTTCTCCCCGCGACCTCCGCCAGCCGCCGCACCCGGAAGCGTTCGATCCGGTTTGAGCCGTCGGCTCGTATCGTCAGGCGAAAGACGACGCAGCTCGTATCGACCCAGTCTAGCCAGCGCAAGGTGATCCGGTGCGTAACCGGGGTATCGACCTGGACGCCGGCATAGAACGTCAGTGCGCCGATCGGCTGGATGTCGGCATGGAGCGGCACGATCTTGGTGAGGATTTCCAGGATACCGGCGCTGTTTGGGTCCGCGACCTGCTGGCGCGTCGCGATCCGGACCGGCCAGCGTAGACGCCCGATCGCTACTTCCTTGTCAGCCAAGGAACTGCAGCCGGTGGCGGTCGAGCAGCCAACGAGCCGCCATCGGCATTTCGCCGCCCTCGTCGCCGCGGTGCTCATAGAGGAAGGCAGTCGTCAGCATGATCGCCTGAACGATGGGCAGCGGCACCGTGTCCGCGGTATCGCCGTATCCCGCCACCATCGCGATCTGGATGTTCCCCAGCCTGGCTTGCTGAGCGGTACGTCCGTCGACCAGCAGCGTCTCTGGGCCGATCGTAAGACGGCACGGTTCCAGAGCGAGATCAGTGACATAGCCCAGGACATCCCACGTCGAGATCACTGGCAACGTCGCTGGCAGGATGGTGGTCGTGTTGCCCAGCTCGTCCAGCATATTCACCGACACGATCGATTGCACCGGTGCCCGCGGCAGCAGGATTGCCCTCGGCAGATGGCTTCGTTCGGGTTCCAGCAGGGAGCTTGGGCGCACCGTCCACAGCAGCGTTTGGGTGATCAGTACGCGGCTAAGGTATCCCTCCGCCATGATCCTCGCCGCCATCAGGTAACTTTCCAGCAGGTCGTCGTCGCCGAACGTGTCGATCCGGCAGTGCCGTCTCACCAGATCGATTGACACCGGCTCCATCGCTGGCGGCGTCGTCACCTGAAGGCTGGTTTGGAGCAGCATTGTCGGGCTGTCCTTTGCTTTCAGGTGATACGATTTCGCGCGTCAGATAGTCGCGATTCCTGCGGAGCATCCCGCAAGCCTAAATGTCAGTGTAGCTGTTTGGCAGCGTCGCACCCTGGATCCCACCGAGGAACATCAAAGTGGCTTCGGTGATGTTGGCGGCGTTCGATGCGCTGGTCACCACCGCTATGCTGTTGAAGCCGTTGACGACGTCAAGACAGGACTCGGGCTGTATTTCAAAAATCACGATCTTGTCGTTGGTGCCTGCGTCGGTCGTGAAGCTTGTCGCCGCGGTTTGCTTGACGTAACTGTCGTTCGCCCCGGTGTTGATGTTCGCCCAGATGGGCGTCGTGTTAAGCAGGGCCTTCGATCCGTTGCCGGCGACAGCCGTAGCCTGGAGCAGCGAGACGGTCACTGGGGCCGCGTTGCCCTGGTTGATGTGACAGATCACCCACCCCTTCAGGCAGTCACGCAGCGAGCGATACGCGCTGGTGCGTCCCGCGGCGTCGGCCGCCGGAGCGAGCAGCATGATCGGGGGCAGTTGCGCCGGGACGGAAAATTGACGAGCCATTATGGATCTCCAGCCGCCCCCCAGTGCGGCGTTTGCAGAGGAAGCCGCACGCGGGGAACGCGCGGGTGGGTCAGTCCGGGGACAGTCGAACGCTGGCGGGCCGCCATGCTCGAATGCCAGTTTGCGGATTAGCGCGGCCCGAGTGTGATGAACGGGGACTTCGTCAGGCCTTTTGCCGGCGTAAGCGGCTGTATCCACATGGGCCTACCATCAACTCTATAAGTGATGCGGAACACCATCTCGTCGGTCAGGAACGCAACGTGCATCGAGGTCGCGGCCTGGATCCCGTTCTTGTCGACCAGGGTGTATTGCGAGAAGTCCGCAAGCATGATGTCGCCCTCGGTCCCCCAGGCGCTCGAGTACTCGGTCACGACCATTTCGCGGCCGAGCAGCGTTGCATAAGGCGTGGCACTCATCCCGCCCGGTGGCATGAACACAAGCTGGCCGCCTGCGGTGCTGATCGCCTGCGACATCTGGATCAGCGCGGGGAAGATGTCCTGTTGGACATACCACTTCGCGTTCGGCAGCGAGCGGGCCCACAGCCGCGCCCACATCTGAGTGATATTGGAGGGCGAGATCGTGCCCGTGACCTGGCCGCTGTCCTTCGGAATCATGATCTTGGCGCCGCTGTGCATGATGCCGAGCGGCGTACCTGCCCCGGTCCCCTCGAAGATCGCGTCCTCGGTCATCCACATGATTTCCTCGGCGAACGCCCGCGACATGATCGAGGTCAGCGCCGTGGAGTCTTGCAGCATTTCGTCCGTCGTGTAGGCGACGGACATCAGCTTTTTCAGGTCGAACTCGATGATGCGGAACTTCGGCCGCGACGGTGTGACGGCGGTTCCCTCGCCGACCCAGTAGGATGCGACGCCGCCCCAGCGTGATCCGGTCGCCCGGCTGGTTTCGTCAACGCCCGGTATCTTCAGACCGTTGGCATTGGCGCTGATCGGGATCTTGTTCACTTCGGACAGGATGCGTCCCATGTCGTGCGCCAGCATGAAGATCGCCGACGCGAAATCGACCTGAACCAGAAAGCCGCCGCCGGTCGGATCGACTTCACTCGCTCCGGTCGGCGCCCGGACCAGGCGCGGATCGGACACGCTGCCCTTGGAGCTGTAGTGCATGAAGATCGACTGAAGCTGCTCGCCCAGGCTGCGATAACCGGACGACCGAGCGGGCGCAAAGTCGAGCCCCTTGCGCGCCAGGCTAAGGTAGTCGTCGAAGCCCTTGAGCTGGCCGGCGCGTGGATCCATGGCTCGGATCTGGGTGATGGTGCGTTCCATCGGGTTGATCTCGGCGACGCCGGCGCCGTCGTCATTGCCGCCACGCAGCGCGGGACGGGCCAGCGCGGCGGAGCGTGTTTCGGCCCGTTCCAGGTCGATAATTGTCCGTTCTATACTTTCGATCTCGCGTTCCTTGTTCGCGAAGTCTTTTTTCCCGGCAAATGTCGGGAGTGCATCCACCGCCGCCCCGAGGGCAGCGCGGAGCGACTGAAGGGTGCTCATGTTCGGTAAGGCTCCATGTGAAGTTGTGCGGGCGTAGGCACTCAGGCCGCGCGATGCTTCAGGCGCAGCAGGGCGGCGCGGTGAAGCTGCTTTGCTTTGTCGTCTTCTGCCGGCTCTCCGCCGTCGCCGGTGTCGTTGGGTTCGTCCTTGTCGTCCGGCTCGTCTTCGGCCTTGTCATCGAGCGCACCGACCACGCCATCGAGCAGGCCCATCGCCTTGGTGTGGTGGGTGACCGCTTCGGTGAGGAACGCCTTGGAGGTCCGCAGGCACTTGTGCGCCAGGCGGATGGCGTCTTCATGCGCGATCGGCGGTTCGTCGTCGCCGCCGCCGACCTCGCGGCGATAAGGTTCCAGCCGGATCGCCGGGCCGGACGAACTGCTCGCCAGCCAGCGCAGCATGAGGCGGCGGAACAGCTTGTCTTCGTCGTCTTCGGTGTCGGTCTTCTTGCTGGCGTGAACCGAACACTCCTGCGGGTCTTTCATCCCGCACGCCTCGTCCGGCTCGCGGCCGCAGTTGCCCTCGGGCTTGTCATCGGCCTTGTCCGCCGGCTTTTCCTCCGGCTTGTCGTCATCCTCCGGGTCTTCAGCGCGGCGTCGGCGTAGTGATGGCATGGGAGGCTCCTTTGCGGCCTTGCGCAGGCGGTTCAGCTCGGCGCGGGTCAGGATGACCCTGCCGCGGTCGTCGAGCGCACGTTCCGCCCATTCGACCAGTGGCCTCGTGTCGATGCCCCCCGCTCGCGCGGCACCGAGGGCGTTGGCGTTCGCCGGGATTGGACAGAGCGAGATTTCCAGAAGCTCCTGGCGCTTGAAGTCGATGCCGAAGCCCCGGTCGGGGTCATTCTCGACGAAGCTGTATTCCAGCGGCAGGAACCCCACGGAGACGGCGTTGATGAATTTGCCGTCCACCAGTCGGAAGATCGTCTCGGCGAAGGCGTAGACCTCGGGCGGGGCGAACTCGATGTCGCCCATCAGCCGCCGACCCTCGACCTGGACGTTGCTCGCGCGGCCGATCGGCGGATCCGAACTGTCGTGCGCCCAGAGCGCCACCGGATTGCGGGTGAAGTCGCCGATGTCCCAGCCGTCGGGCGAGATCGTGTCGCCCATGCGGTCAATCGACCCGTCGCTGAAGGTGAACCGCTTGGTCCGCGACTTGTCGGGTACGTCGGCCGGCGGGTCCATGTTGACGCGGAACACACCGCCCGTTGGTTTGCGGTGCGCGCGAACTTGTTTGCGGAACTCCGCGACGGTTATCAGATCCATGTTGCGTTCCCGTTCAGCCGGCTTCGTCGGCTAAGGCCTCATCGATCAGCTTCAGCGCCGCCTCGGGGTCACCGGCCGCCAGGGCGGCTTCCGCCGCTACCGTCTTGTCAGCGGCCATCCCGGCGGGCAGCAAAGCGCGCGCCGCGGTGAGGGCCGCTGCCGCCGTTGCATCGCGCCCGCTTTCAATCGCCGCTCCAGCCGCGCGCAGATGATCCCCCGGGCTGTCTTCAGCCACCGGACCCTGATGCAAATCGGTCAGGTGCGTGAGGACCGCGGCCAGGGCCGCCCGGTCGCCATTGACGGCGTGAACGATCATCGCGCGCAGCGGCGCGAACTTCGCCAGGACGGAATCACGCTCCAGCTTTTCGCCGGTGTGCTGATACTTCCCGGAGTTAGGCTTGGGATCGGCAGCGTCGGTCAAGGCCGGCGTCGGCGCCGTCGAAAGCGTCCCTGGCTGGAAACGGGTGGCCGTCACGCCGGGCTCGTTCGTCGCCTCGGTGACCGTCTGCGCGTTGTCGCTCATGCTGGGGGTCTCCCTCATACGCCCGGTGCCGGATCATCCGCCGGGTTGCGCTCGGGATCGCCGTCGCCGCCTTGCGCGGGCGATCCGGTCTGGTTGCTGCCCTGGTCGCTCGCGGTCGCCGCCGGCGGCTCCCAGCCCAGCGGGGCCATGTTGGTTGCCTGCAAGACGGCATCGCCGTTCGGATCATCCGCCAGACCCTCGGCGCGCCTCGCCTCGTTGACTGACATCCACGGGCCCCCGACCGCCTGGCGGTAGCTGGTGAACCGCGTCATCAGATCGGCCTTGAGGAAGTGTCCATAGTCCCAGTCCAAGAAGATATCGTGCCCGTCGAGACCAAAGAATTTTTCGCCCTTGGCTTTCCACCGCTCGCAGTAACCGCTGATCGGTCCGTTCAGGTATTGCTGGCCCATTTGGACCATCGCCGGCCCTTCGTTCTCGCCCTCGATGGCGAGCTTGTAGGGTGGCACGTTGAACGCACGCGCGATGTCCCGGATCTGGAAATTGCGGCTTTCGATGAACTGGCTGTCGACCATCGTCAGGCCGAGCGGCTGCCACTTCAGGCCCTGCTCCAGAATCGCGGTCGCACCGGAATTGCGTATTCCGCCCTGCAGCCTCTGCCAGTCGGCCCGCACCTGATCGCGGGCTTCTTTGCTGGCGAACTTCTCGTCGGTGCTCAGCACGCCGGCGGTGTGGGCGCCCTGGCCAACGAAGCGCGCCTGGTGTTCCTCCAGCCCGATCGAGAGGCCGATCGACTCACGCACCATCGTCAGGCGCGAGGAACCGAGCAGCGAATTCGACTGTGACAGCCAGCGCAGATGCAGCATGTCACGCGACGGAATGAGCAGGGGCTCATCCCTGAGCACCGCCATTTCGTGAAAGCCGTTGCGGGTGACGGCGTAGAACCAACTGCCGTCGGCGCCTTCGAAGAGGCCAACCCGATCGGGATGGATCGGCACCAGATAGAGCGGCTGGCCGCGGCCATCGCGCACCGCGACCGCATAGCCGTTGCCGCGCAGCACCAGCGAGGCCTGCATCATTTCCTTGAATTCGAAACCGGTCTGCCATGCGTTGGGATCGCGCAGCAGGCGATTGAGATAGTGATCGGGTACGAACTCCTTGCCGCCGTTATCCAGACGCCGGAACACGCCCAGCGGGATCTTGGCGATGTCCTCGGACAGTATCGACACGCACGCCATGACAGCGACGTGGCGCATGGCGGTCATGCTGTTGACCGGCACGCCGGAATTCGATGCGCCCCAGTCTCCCCATTCACCGAACATGCGGTCGTCGGATGTATCGCCCGAACGTCGCTTGGCGAAATCTGCTACGCGCGACCAAAAGCCCATCCCATCAGCCTCCGGTCATTAAACGATCAGGAGGCCGCGACCATCCGAATAGAGCCCATCATCGGTGAGCATCGAACGGCCGATCGCCATGATCAAAGCGGTTAGCCCATCAATGCGGCCTCGCGACAACCGTTTCGTCGGCATTAGGTTTTCATTCTTGTCGCGCTGCACGGCGAGGTTGCTCGCCATCCATGCCAGAACCGGATGCGAACCGTGATCCAGTCTTGATTGCAGCAACAATGCTTCGAGTTCTTTTGTCGGCGCGGTGTAGCTGCGGATGCCCTGGATGAACTCGATCATCGGCAGGCCGTCGCCCTGAAGCTGGACCGCAAGCTGGGTGGCATTCCACGGGTCATAGGCGATCGACGCCGGCTCATAGGTCCGGCAATCCTCGGCGACGGCGACGCCTATCTCGCTGTGGTCGATGATGTTGCCGGCCGTGGCTTCGATCCAGCCCTCGTTGATCCAGCGACGATATTGCACCTGATCACGATCCGACTTTTCGGTCACCGTGTCGGCGGGCATCCACAGTCGCGCCAGCACATGCCAGCGGTCGCCGGCGTCGATCGGCGGAAAGAGCCGGACCCACGCCGAGATATCGACTTTCGATGACAGATCGAGTGCGCCGAAAAAGCGTCGTCCGCGCAGCCTTTCCTCGATCTGGCCGCGATAGACGCCGGGCAGGACGTCGGGCGGGCAAAGCGTGTTGCGCCGCCATACCTCGCTGTCGACGAACCGGTCCGCCGCCGCAGTGCGCAGGTTGAGCCGCAGCCGCTTGAACTCGACCAGGGCGCCCGGGCTGTTCTTCGCCTTGGCAGCCTGGCGCTTGAGGTCATCGAGCTTGACGCTGATCCCGAGGTTCGGGTTCGCCTTCGCCCAGGCTCGCGGATCGTCCCAGCGGTCGTCCTTGTCGATCGTGGTGATGTAGACGAACGCGGTATCGTCATCGACAACCCGTTCGAGCACCTTGACCGCGTAATCGTTCTCCTGTGCGTAGACGCTCTCCGGCGTGTCGTCGCCGGCTGTTGTGATGATCCACAGCAGCGGTTGGCGTCGCGCGCCCAGCGCGGTGTCCAGCACGTCCAGCACCGCCCGTGATTTGTGCTTGTGCAGCTCGTCGATGAGGATGACGTGCGGGTTGAGGCCATCGAGGGTTCGGTCGTCGGCCGAGAGCGGTTCAAACTTGCTGGCCGTGTGGTCAATTGACAAATTCAGCTTGAAGACGCCCACCTTCCCCCGCAGCACCGGCGAGCTCCGCACCATGCGCCGGGCCTCATCGAAGATCAGCCGCGCCTGCTCCTTGCGCGTGGCAGCGGCATAGACCTCTGCGCCGGGCTCGCGGTCGGCGACGAGACCGTATATTCCGATGCCAGAACAGACCGTTGTTTTACCGTTCTTGCGAGGAAGCTCCTCATAGACCGTGCGAAACCGTCGCGTGCCATCTTTCCGCTTCCAGCCGAAGACGCTGGCGATGATGAACTGCTGCCATAGCGCCAGGATGACCGGGGCGCCGGCCCACTCGCCCTTGCTGTGGTGCAGCAGGCCGAAGAACCGTATCGCATAAAGCCCCTTTGCCGGATCCCACACCAGCCCGCGGCGATGACCGGTCGCCAGATCGCGGAGGTGTCGCTCACAAGCCAGCCGCACCAGCCGGCATGCCGGAAGCTTGCCATTGACCACGTCCCATGCGTAGGCGGTCGCGGGGTCGGTTTTAGTTGATGGTCGCCGACCGGTCGTCTGGGTCAGTGGCGAGGAAGTCGTCGAGCGTTTCGGCCGAGGGCGTTTGGTCGCCATACAGTCCCTCGCCTGGTGCCGGCCCTGCGGCGAAGATGCGCGGCCGGCTGACCGGCGAGAACCCCAGCTCGCTTGCCGCCTTCAGCATGATCAGGGCTTGCCGATTGATGATCGGCAGATATGGCGACTGGATCGGTATTTCCGCGTTCGGGGTCTTGACCAGCAACTGGTTTTTGCCCTGTGCCACGGTCGCCTGCCGATGCAGGTCCTCGGCCACCACCCAGACCGCCAGCGCGCCGCGGTCGAGGCGCTTCAGCAGGCCGGGTGGCGCGTGGCGTAGCGAATAGTCCCATCCGGCTTTCTGTGCCTCGCTGAGCCAGTCGGGCGCGTCGGACAGGTCCCCGGCGGGCTTTGGCTCCCCCTTTGGCGGCGGCGCCTTGCGCGGTCGTCCGTGCAGGTTGGCCAGGACGGTGGGGACAGGCTTGCGGCCACGCATACCAGAGCAATCCCCAAATGTAGGCGTCCGTCTACTGCATACATCTAGAGGAATACACTGACACTCCCCATGGCTAAAGCCAGGGGGTTCTTGTTCTCGCTAAACCAACCCATGTGGGTTGACCTCGCTTACCAAGTTCGGGGCTGTGCCATACAACCCGTGCGGCAAAGCGGAACCGTCCATTACAGGCGGCCCTTTGCTTGGCTCCACCGCACAGAACAAGCCGACATATCCGCCAATGTTCCGACTGGCGTTTCCATCCGCGTGCTCGTGTTTATCACAGTGTGCGCAATAGAAATCGAACCCGCGCCTGACCCCGAGATGTCCGCACGCATGATGCGTTTTGCTGGTGTAGGGCGCGGGAATTTTCTCCATCGGCACACTGAGAAGGGCGGCCTTATATCCGCCCATTACCTCAAGCTGATAGAACGGCCAGTAGTCGCGATTGAGGCCATTATCAGTCTTGGTCGTCTTGCGCTGTTTGGCACCCTTGCGGATGCCGCCCAGGTCTTCAATGCGGATGCCGCACCCGTGACGTTTGGCAACCCCGACAATCTGCTTGGAGATCACGTGGTTGATATGCGTGACCACCCGACGTTCGCGCTGCTCCATCTTCTTCACGGCGCGATGTTGACCAGCCGCTTGAAGCACTTT